GATTAAACAATGAATAACAGATTGCGTCCTAAAGATTATGATATTATTTTCTTGAGTTATGACGAGCCTAATGCAGACAAAAACTATCATGATTTACTTATTAAGGTTCCGTGGGCAAAGCGTATACACGGTGTAGAAGGATCCGACGCAGCACACAAGGCTTGTGCTAAGATAAGTGAAACAGATCGCTTCATTACAGTTGATGCCGATAACATTGTAGATCCAACCTTTATTAATCAAGACTTGGTATTTCAAGATCATGTTGACCTTGCTAACAGTGTAGTAAGCTGGAGCGGCAAAAACATTATTAATGGTCTTACATACGGTAATGGTGGGATCAAATGTTGGCCTAAGCATATTGTTCAAGGCATGAAAACACACGAAAACGCCGATCCAAATAATGCCGCAGCACAAGTAGATTTTTGTTGGGATATTAAGTACTGTCAAGTTGACAAGATTTATAGTTATGTACACAATAACGCAACACCTCAGCAAGCATGGAGAGCAGGCTTTCGTGAAGGTGTAAAGATGACACTTAACGAAGGCGTTAAAGTTGAGCGTAAAAATTTCCTAAAACAAGTACACAAGAAAAACATGGACAGATTGCGCATATGGCAAACTGTAGGGTCAGATGTAGACAATGGTATATGGGCAATGTACGGAGCTCGACTTGGTACATGGATGACTAATTGTACTGATTGGGATTATGTTAATGTCCGTGATTTTGAATATGTTAATACACTGTGGCATGACACATATTCTAAAATGGACGAAACTGACCTTTTATATGAAATGGAGATTCTCGGAGTAACGTTAGTTGAAGAGCTTGGAATGGATATACCGTTAGATGTATACAACGAAGAACAGAGCAAATTCTTCAAGTCACTGTACGTGAATCCTCCTCGCATCGGCAAGAAATTCATTAAGGAAGATAGCAGTTTATACGATATTGTAATGATTACGTATAACGAGCCAAACGGCGATGAAAACTTTCAAAAACTACAACAGCGCTTTCCTCGGGCAAAACGTGTACACGGTATTAAGGGTATACACAACGCACACATTGAAGCAGCAAAGCAGGTAAGTAGCGATTTATTTTGGGTAGTTGACGGTGACGCAGTAATCCATGATGACTTTATGTTTGACTATGTAGCACCGTATAATGAAAAAGACTATGTAAAAGTGTGGCGCAGTATAAATCCTGTAAACGGTCTAGAGTACGGTTATGGCGGTGTAAAGCTATTGCCACGTGCTCTTACAGAGCATATGGACACTTCTAAGCCCGATATGACTACAAGTATTAGCTCTAAGTTTAAGCCTATGCCTGTAGTAAGTAATTATACAGACTTTGCTGTAGACGAGTTTACAGCATGGCGCAGTGCGTTTAGAGAATGCTGTAAACTGTCAAGCAAAGTTATTGATAGACAAAAATCAGGCGAAACAGACGAGCGCTTAGAAACTTGGTGTACTCATGCTGAAGGTAAGTTTGCTGACGTGGTGCTACAAGGCGCTAACGCCGGTGTTGCGTACGGTACTGCTAATAAATTCAACAAAGACAACCTAGCTAAGATAAATGACTTTGACTGGCTACTTGAGCAGTTTGAATCTAAAAACAGCATAGTAACTGTTGAGAATATATCACCGGGAATTACTGTCCAACCTATAACGCCTGAGAACAATACAACACCAACAGAGCAAGTTAATCAAATTAAAGATATACTAGACCGTTTTGAATTCCTTTATGGTGGCGATTTAGAAAATGTGCGTCGCTTTTACAACGACAAAGATTTGTCAAGTATTTTTAAAATGTCTAATAACGAAGAATTGCGAAAAGCAGTAGTTGAAAAAAATATACACAGTATTTTTAGAATTATTGATGCCGACGAAGATATGCGCAAAGCAGTAGTTGAACAAAATTTACATAGCATATTTAGACTTGTAAATGTAGACGAAGATCTCCGTAAAGCAGTGTTAGAAAACAATCTCTACAGTTTAGGCAGAATAATGCCAGAGCTAAGTGACGAGTTTAGTTTGCTATCTAATAACTATCACGCACTTTGGCGAATTTTAGAAAAGAACACTAGCAGTAAGTTCGTTGCTCCGCTAAAGAAGCTGGTCGATAACCCAGACTTTGATATGGATTGCATGGCACGTGGACAACTAGAAAGTAAAAAATGGTTAGTAGATGAACTTAAAAATATTCAAAATTTAAAATTAGGCAAAGTATGCTTAAGTGCCGGTTGGTATGCTACTGTGATTCCGTTGATAGTTGAAGCCGATATTGAGTTTGAATTAGTAAGAAGTTTTGATATAGATCCATTAGTATGGAAAATAGCAGAAGAAATTAACAAAGATCTAGTAATGGATAACTGGAAATTTAAAGCTCAAACTGCTGATATACATAGCTTAAATTATAGAAACACAAAGTATACTACTATAAAAAGTGATACCTCTGTTGAGAATATGAAAACGGCCTTTGACACAATAGTAAATACTAGTTGTGAACATATAGAAGGCTTTGATAATTGGTATAGTAAAATACCTAACGGAAAATTGTTAATTTTACAAAGTAATAATTATTTTGAAATTGAAGAGCATGTTAATTGTTCACACGATTTAGAAGATTTTTCTCAATCTACGCCTATGAGTCAAGTATTATTCGAAGGAGAATTGCAATTAGAAAAATATATAAGGTATATGAAAATTGGATATAAGTAATCTATCGGTGCGTGACTTGCAAAAAGAAAGTGCAAGAGCTCTAAGTACTATGCAAGCAACTAATAATAACATCTATAAGTTTAATAAATTAGCACACCATAACAGTCATAATTGGTACAAAGCTGTGATAGAATGGTATATCGAAGAATACGGGGATTTACCTAGTAAAATAGGTCCAGGTAAAGATATTAAGCTAGTGAGCGATAAATGAAGTTTATAAAGAAATTTAAATTATATTTAGAAAAAAACACAGTAAAATTAAGTATAAAAATTAATTCGAATTTTGTAAATACCTACACTTTTAGTATAGATCAGTTCGATAATGTGATTGACAATTGGCGAACGGGCGTAGAGTTTAGGACAGGTCATGGATCATGGATGTTTCAACATAAAAAAAGAGGCCCAAGACCTATTTGTGAACCTGCAAACTATGTACGGATAGACTTTTGGCGCGATGAACAAAGTTTTCATTATAGGGCAACATATAATGAAATGATAGAACTAGAAAAAGATTACTACTATCAGAAAGCAAATAATGTACAAGTATAGCGAAATAAAAACTATTCATTTAGAGAATACTCAAAAATGTCAAGCTAGTTGTCCTATGTGTGATCGTAATCAAAACGGCGGCGCTTTAAATCCACATATTGATCTAAGTGAGCTTTCAATAGACGATTGCAAGCATATTTTTGAACCAGAATTTATATCCCAACTTAAAACAATGTACATGTGTGGAAATCTAGGAGACCCTATTGTAGCACGTGATACGTTAGAGATTTTTAAATATTTTAGACAACATAATTCTAATATGTGGTTAAGTATGAATACCAACGCCGGCGCAAGGGACGAAGCTTGGTGGCAAGAGCTTGCAAGTACTTTTGACCGCATGGGAGCTGTCATTTTTAGCGTTGATGGTTTATCTGACACTAACCATATATATCGTCAGGGGGTAGTATGGGAAAATGTTGAAAGGAGTATGCAGGCTTTTACCCAAGCAGGAGGCAGAGCTCGTTGGGATTATTTAATATTTGACCATAATCAACATCAAGTAGATGAAGCAAAATCTTTAAGCGAAAAATTAAACTTTGAAAGATTTGTTGCAAAAAAGACTGGAAGATTTATAAATGCAAAAAGTGAAAAGAAAGATAAACATCAAGCAGTTGATAAAAAAGGTAACAAAACAGCAGAGTTAAAAGAACCAAATAAAAAACTACGTAATAAAGCAGTCAAAGAATTAAACAATGTAATTAAAAAACATGGTAGCATGGATGCATATTACGATAGCGCAGAAATTCATTGTAAAGTAAAGGACGAAGGCAACTTGTTTATTACAGCAGAAGGTTTAGCTTTGCCTTGCTGTTGGACTGCTGGACGGATGTACAAATGGTGGCACAATGACCCTAAAGTAGAACAAATATGGGACTTTATTAACGATGCTGGCGGCAAAGATGCTATAAATGCAAAAAAACATAGTCTAAAAACTGTTTTTGAAACAGGCATTTTTGATAAAATACAAGAAAGTTGGAGCAAACCTAGTTGTGCAAATGGCAAATTACAAGTTTGTGCTATGAAGTGCGGAGCCGAGTTTGATCCTTTTGGTGCACAATTCAAATAAGTACTGCATATGAATGAGATAAAATATCCATCTGATACTTTTTGTATTTTGCCCTGGGTACATTTAAGTACACGACCAGACGGAAGTATGCGTGTTTGTTGCACAGCAAATGCAAGCAGTGTAGGGCCTACAAATGACAAAAAGCACGGCGGCCAAGTTGGCATTCTTAAAACTGAAGATGGTAAACCTAACAATCTTAACGTAAGTGATTTTTTAAGTAGCTGGAATAGTACATATATGAAAAATGTACGTAAACAAATGCTTAATGGAGACGTCCCGCCTAGTTGTGTAAAGTGTTTTAAAGAAGAAGCAGCAGGGCATCGTAGCAAGCGTCAGTGGGAAACACACTACTGGAGTCAACGAGTAGACATAGATAAACTTATAGAAGAAACACTCGATGATGGGAGTGTGCCGCCCCAATTAGCATACATTGACTTGCGCTTTGGCACCAAATGTCAATTAGCGTGTGTAATGTGTTCGCCACATGATAGTAGCGGATGGATAAAAGATTACAAAGCAATCTTCCCTGAAGTGGAAAATGCAAGTTTAAAAACTACTATGCAGTGGAAAGACAAAGGCAGTTATAACGGAAGCAGTTATAACTGGCACAAACAAAACCCTGTGTTTTGGGAACAATTTTACGATCAAATTCCTAACATGCAGCAGATATATTTTGCCGGCGGCGAAAGTCTAATTATCGAAGAGCACTACGAAATACTAGAAGAATGCATACGACAAGGTCATGCAAAAAATCTTGAGTTGCGCTATAATTCAAATGGTGTTGAATGGCGGGATGATTTGTTTGATTTATGGAAAGAGTTCAAACTTGTAAGATTTCATTACAGTGTTGATAGCATACATGAAATGAATGACTATATAC